ATGAGTGATCCGCTAACCGGTACGGGGTCGGCTGCCGGGGCGTTGGCTGGGGTGACGTTTGTCGGGATCTTTTCCGGTGCGGACGCTGGCGTAGTCATTGCGGCGTTTGCGGGGGCCGTTGTGTTTGTCCTATCGGCTGTGGAGTTTCCCGCGTGGAAGCGCATCGCTTTTGGCTTTGTGTCTTTCCTCATGGGGGTTATCGCGGCAGGGTTTACGGCATCGATTATCGATTGGTTTCTCCCTGACCAGGTCGTAGTCGATAAGCCGATCGGTGCGTTGGTGGCCAGTGCCTGCGTTATCTGGGTGCTGATGTTCATCATCTCGAAAGCCAAGAACCCGCCGCCCCTGAATTTTAAAGGGGGTGGCAAGTGACGATCGATCTGTTTCTGCTTCACATCAATGCAGCTGTGTGCGGGCTAATCGCCATGCGGCTGCTGCTGTTTCGTCGTAATGGCTCGCAGCATAAGCGCCTGGGCGCTGCTCTGGCCTATGTGCTGATTGTGGCGTCGGCATCGGTGACGTTCCGGGTGCTGATCGGCGTGTATCACGCTGTCGACATATCCGAGACGATCATCAACGTATTTCTCATGGCGCTGGTGATGAGAGCTAAGGGGAATGTTATGCAGTTATTTCGGGGGGCTTCGCGATGACCAAAGATGAAATTTTTGATGGGCTACTCAAGCGTGAGGGCGGATACGTTAACCATCCCGCTGATCGTGGTGGCCCGACGAATTGGGGTATTACAGAGAAAACGGCGCGAGCAAACGGCTATACCGGTGATATCAGCATGTTGTCACGCGATCAGGCGCTGCGCATCTATCGCGCAGATTATTGGGAAAGCCCACGCTTTGATCTGATTGATGTCGTTTCTCAGCCTATCGCTGTGGAGCTGCTCGACACTGGCGTCAACATGGGGCCGTCGGTAGCAGCCAAGATGTTGCAGCGCTGCCTTACTGCTCTGAACGATAACTGTCGTCTTTACCCTGACCTGCAGGTTGATGGGGTTATCGGTAATCGCACGGCCAACGCTCTGCGGGCCTATCTTGCAAAGCGTGGCCAGGATGGCGAGGTGGTATTGCTCAAGGCGATGAACTGCTGCCAGGGTGCTCGCTACATCGAGCTGTCAGAGGCACGCCCAGCTAATGAGGCGTTTCTGTACGGCTGGCTACGTGAGCGAGTCGCTCTGTCTTAACCATATCTGACGTGTATCCAAGAGCCTCGGCTATGCCGGGGCTTTGTCGTATCTGCGCCATGCCCGGCGCAAAAAATCACACAGAGCCTTATAGAAACAGGCCTCGGAGAAACGCCGTTATAGGTGGCGACCTCTCTGTGGGCGACGTTTCTGGGCAACGAGGCTTGTTTCTATAAGGTAACCATCGATATGAACACATCTGCAGTTTCTTCTCATACCGACGCATCAAGCAATCATCATCATGTCGTTAATGAGTTCGCTGACATTGTTCCTGTTGTCAGCGGCCGGATCGGTGAGCGTGAAACCAATATTGTTAGTGCCAGAGCACTACATGGTGCTTTGGGGGTTGGTCGAGACTTCACCAACTGGATTAAAGGGCGGGTTAGCCAATACGGCTTCGTGGTTGGAGCTGATTACATCACTGTTGAAAATTTGAGCTCGCCAAAACGGGCGAGCGCAAAATCTCGCCAACAAATAGAGCATGATTACTTGTTGACGCTGAACACAGCCAAAGAGCTGGCAATGGTCGAGCGTAGCGAACAAGGTCGCGCCATTCGTCGTTACTTCATCCAGTGTGAAGAGGCGTTACAGCTCACCGCCCCAGAGGTCGCCGCGCGTTATCGCCGCAAGTTAAAGGCTCGCATCGGAGTGGCAAACCTGTTTAAGCCGATGTGCTCTGCGTTGGAATCGGTAAGGGCTGAGCAGGGCAAGGTGACACAGTCTCACCACTACAGCAATGAAAGTAACATGATCTCCCGCATCGTCCTGGGAGGTCTTACTGCGAAGCAATGGGCAGGCATGAATGGAGTAGTGGGGGATCCTCGCGATTCGATGAATGCCGAGCAGTTAGAGCATCTGTCTTATCTGGAAAGTACTAATATCACTCTGCTGGATATGGGGATGGATTACCCGCAGCGGAAGGCTGAGTTGATCCGGCTGTCTCAGCGCTGGATGGCGCGGCGTCTGGGTTCGTGATGGCTTTTGTTTAACATCGCACAAAAATAGCGGTGGCAGTGTTCAGGCCTTGAATGATGCGAAGAAAATCGCATCGGTCATCACTATCAAGGGTGGGATTACATGGTTGGTGAACGGTTATGGAAGCCACTGGCGCTAATCGCGTTGGTGGCTTTGTCGTATTGGGGGCTTTCGTCCTGGCGGTACGCCGTTGGCCATGCTGATGGAAAGGGTGAGGCTGATCGAACGTGGCAGGTTAAATGGTCGCAGCGTGATGCTGGGGAAGCCCAAGCGATTACAGACAACGTGATGCTGACGCTCAACATCATGAATCAGGCGGTGGAGGCTAATCGAAATGCAAAGCACCAGATCGCACTGGAGTCACAGAGAGCCGCGAGCGACATCAAGACTGCTGTTGCGGGCGATGATTGCGCTCACCGGCCTGTTCCTGCTGGCGCTGCTCAGCGGCTGCGTCAATACGCGGACGGTATACGTCCCGGCGCTAGTGCTACCGATCAGCGCTGAGTTAACCGCTGATACGCCAGTACCTGCAGTACCTGACCCACTGACATGGGGGACCAGCTTGGATTTGAATATCAGCCTGCTATCAGCGTTAGGGCAATGCAATGCGGATAAGGCGGGGATCCGGCGCGTGGAACTGATGCGCGCCTCTCCTGCAACAGGCAATAAAAATCATATCGACAACATAAGGTAATGAACGATGGAGAAAGCAGTGCAGATTGCAGTAAACGCCCCGGCGTTTAAGTTCGACCTGAATCAGATGGTCAATGTCCGCGTTAGCGATGAGTTCGGCGAGGTGCGTGGGCGCGCTCAGTATGCCAATGCTGAGAACCAATATTACATCCACTACCGCGCCGCTGATGGCCGTGCAACTTCGTCCTGGTTCGATGAGTCCCTGCTGGTCGCGGCAGAGGATGATCGTCATCCTGGCTGCCCTATCTATGGTTGTACTGAACTGCCTGAAGGGGTGACGGTAGAAGACGAGTAAGCATTACAGCAGGCCTTCGATGAGGGCCTTCGATAATGCAATAGGGTCGCCATGTGCGGCCCTTTTTCTGGAGGTATGTATGAAGAATCCGTCACCGTTTCAATTCACAAGAGGACGCCGCTGCAGCTACTGTGGCTCTAGAACGCATATTGTTCAATTCTGCCCGAAGACGCACGCGGGCATGGTTCGTATTGAGCAGCGTGCTGCGGTGCTGCGGCAGCAAAAAGAAATGGAGGTGAGCGCTAATACTGCTGCTGAAACCAAAGGGCTATAGTCATGGCAACATTAAAGGATTTGTCAAAACAGCTTAATACGCTGCAAAAACAGATGCCGTTTGCGATGGCTCAGGCAATGACAAAGGTTGTTCGCCAGATAGAGGCGGCTCAAAAAACAGCGTTCGAGCGCCATCTGGATAATCCCACACCTTTCACCGTGAAGTCGGTCGGCTCTGTGGCGGCCAGAAAAAACAGTCTGCGGGCTAAAGTGTTTGTCCGTGATACTGCAGCCGGTTACCTCGAACCGTTTGAGTTCGGCGGTGAGCATAAGCTCAACGGTAGCGCACTACTTAACCCCAAAGACATTAAGCTGAATAGATTCGGCAATCTGCCGCGTAACAAGCTCTCTCAGCTCAAAGCGAAGCCAAACACCTTCATCGGTGACGTAGGCGGCGTCAATGCTGTTTGGCAGCGCAGGAAGCCGATGAAGGCCAAGAAGAAACGGGCCAAGCGCTCCGCCAATGGGACCCGAAGACCTAAGCGTAAACAGCGCTCTCCGAAGCTTCTGATTCGGTTTGGCGAAGCGCTACCGGCGACCCCTGTGCTGGGCTATATGGAACGCTCGCGAGCAATGGCGTCGGGTTTGCTGCCGGGGGCGATAAGCGCAGCCATTGCTGAAGCCATTCGAACAGCAAAATAACCCACAATATTTTTTGGGTCCTTCCTGTGACTTTTGTAAAGCACGGGCATTGCGCGCCGCGTTGTTTTCCTAGCTACAAGTTTTCAAATTTAGGTAACAGGTAACAGTTACGTTTTGTTACATGTTGAGTTTTGTCATTGATTATAAAAAATATTCACATCAGATGGTTGTTACCCATGCTGTTACCTCTTCTGGTTGAGTAACAGTGTCAGGTAACAGATCGGTTCGCAGATGAGGTAACAATGAACCAGTCAGATTTTGCTCGGTTACATGGCGTTAGCCGCAAGACCGTCACGATGTGGAAAAGCCGGGGATGGCTGATCATGTCCGGCGATGATATCGATGTTGCCGCTTCAAATGAGCAACTTGCAAAATATAGGAAAAGCGTTAACCGACCAGATAAACAGAAAACGTCTGCGCCAGAAAAAAAGAAAGCTGACCGGATGTTACCTGTGCGGGAGCCGCCGGAAGAAAGCGACCAGTCACCGGAGGGGCTTGCGCGAGAATTCCTCCTCGAAAATGGTGCTGAGTTATCGCTGGATGAAGCGCGCCGAGTAAAGGAGAACTACTTGGCGTTACTGACAAAATTGGATTTTCAGCAAAAAGACGGCCAGCTCATTGAGATGGCCGCCGCCGAGGAGGTTCTTTTCAACGCCTTTCGCCAACAACGTGATGCCTGGCTTAACTGGCCATCCAGGGTGGCGCCGCTGATGGCTGCTGATCTGGATGTACCGGCGGACAGGATGACAGAGGTGCTGATTGAACATGTCCACAAACATATCTCAGTCCTCGGAGAGCCAGAGTTTAACCCAGCAGAAGATTGATCGTCTTGAGCTGAGCGTCCGAAAAGGTTGGACGCCGCCGCCGAGGATTAGCGTTCCTCAGTGGGCTGATGATTATCGCAAACTGGCGAAAGAGGCTGGAAGCACGTCAGGTAACTGGGAAACATCTACTGTAGAGATTGCGCGAGGACCGATGCTGGCGGCGACAGAATCGGGCGTCCACATAATTACGGTGATGTGCTGTACGCAGCTAATGAAAACTGCACTATTGGAAAACCTGTTTGGTTATTTTGCGCATCTCGATCCTTGCCCGATACTGCTGCTTCAGCCGAAAGAGGAAGCTGCTGAACAGTTCTCGAAGGAGCGTATCAGTCCAATGGTGAGGGTGACTCCGACACTGCGCAGAATTATCGGTGACTCAAAGCAGAAGAGCTCAAAAGAAACCATTCTCTACAAGGCGTTTACGGGCGGATTTCTGGCAATGACGGGCGCTGGTAGCCCAGATAACCTTGCGCGCCGTCCTATTCGCGTTCTGCTGGCTGATGAAGTGGACAAGTATCCGATCACCCGTGAAGGCGATCCTATCGCACTGGCGGAAGAACGAACGGCAACCTTTGGTCTCACCTGGCTGTCGGTTCGCGCCTGCTCACCGACGGTGGAGGATGAAAGCCGGATTGCTGATAGCTATGTCGAATCTGATCAGCGGCGGGCTTCGGTGGTATGTCCGCACTGCGGTCATCGTCAGTTTCCCGACTTTTTCAAACATGTCCACTGGCCTAAGGATGGGGATAAGCATCTGACTAAATCAGCCATGCTGTACTGTGAGTGCTGTGGGGCTGGTTGGTCGGAAGGGGAGCGGTTAAGGGCATTACAAACCATTCGCTGGCATCAGACTCGACCGTTTGAGTGCTGTGGTGAGCGGCATTCCCCGCTGATGGAGTATGACCAGGCCTGGCGGGTGGAGGATGAGGGCAGCATTGAAAAAGTGTGGCGATGGTCTGAATCTGAACGCCATGCGGTATATCGCGCGATCTGTCCGGACTGCGGTCGAGAGGCTGTAGATAACCATCATGCCGGGTATCAGGCATCCAAGCTATTCAGCCCATGGCAGAAAGATAAGCCCTCTGACATTGCTGAAAAATATATCAAAGCAAAGGGAGATCCAGATAAAGAACAGGCTTGGTGGAACACCCAAATGGGACTGCCGCATAGGCCAAACCACGGCAAGCAGTTGCCGGTGGATATCCTGCTGGCCCGTCGGGAGATTTTTCCGGCGAAAGTACCGGATGGGGTGGCTCTGCTCACCGCTGGCATTGACACCCAGGATGATCGTTTTGAAATTGAGGTCATTGGCTGGGGAAAAAATGAGGAGTCCTGGTCCATTTCCCATGATGTCATTTATGGCGATCTAGAAACCGATGAGCCATGGCGACGGCTTGATGCGTACCTGAAGCAGGTCTGGCGTCGCAATGATGGTAGGGGCCTGACTATTATGGCAGCTTGCCATGACTCCGGTGGACACCATACCCAGAAGGTTTATGAGTTTGCGAAAGAGCGCCTCCTACGTCGTATCTGGGCTATCAAAGGAGAATCAGCACAGGGAGGGAAGCGCAACCCGGTATGGCCCACTAAGCGGCCATCATCGAAGAGCAAAGCCCAGTTTAGGCCAATAATCCTCGGGGTAAATGCCGCTAAAGATGTGATCCGTGGCCGATTGCATATTGAACCGTCTGCATTAGGTATGCCTGCTCCTGGGTATATGCATTTTCCAGAAGATAGAGATATTGGTTATTTCAACCAGCTGCTAGCGGAAAGGCTTGTATATAAGGTGGTTGCAGGCCAGCGATTCAGCGTGTGGGAGCCTATACCCGGTCGGGCAAACGAAGCTCTTGACTGTCGAGTATATGGTTATGCAGCTCTTTGCGGGCTGATGCACATGGGTCTCAAACTTAACGTGCGTGCGGCAAACCTTGAAGCCAATCCAGATAAGTTCCTACCGGCATCTACCGTACCGGAAGAAAGTATCAGCTACGAATTGCCGGGAGCTGTTGCTGTTATTGAGGATCCCACTCCAACCAAGCGTAAGCGATTATCAAAACTCCTGCCGCAATAAGGACAATTATGTTTAACCGGAACACCAGTTTGCTTGCCGGCGCGATGACTGATGAGCAGCTCAGGGCTGCACTCGCCAAAGCCCAGCAGGCCTACATCGATTTAGCAACCGGGAGTCACGGTGTTTCATTTTCCTATTCCCAGGGTGATGGAACGCGATCCGTGTCCTATCAGCAAAGCACCTTGGCTGACCTGCTGGCATTGATTCAGCTCCTACAGGCTCAGTTAGGCATTATTTCGCGACCGCGTAAACCAGCGAGGTTTCGATTTTGATGAACAAAGTACAGATACTGGGTCCAGACGGCCAGCCGGTACGCCCAGCGCGCCCCTCGATGCTGGTAGGCAGCAGCCGCGTACCTTATGACGCGGCGGACTCGTTCAGTGACCAGTTGGCGAACTGGCAGCCAGCGCTCTGGTCGCCGGATAACGAAATCAACATCTACCGGGATCGGATTGTTTCCCGTGCACGGGATCTGGTTCGCAATGATGGCTGGGCTAACGGTGCGGTGACCCGACTGCTAGATAATGCTGTTGGAGCAAATTTTCGCCCTGTCATGAAACCGGATCACCGGGTGCTCAGAATGATGACCGGCAACGCTTCATTCGATGCCACGTGGGCTGAGGAATATGGCAAGGCACTGGAGGCACACTGGCGAACGTGGGCATATGATCCTGGGCGCTACTGTGATGCCGAGCGAAAGCTGACCGTTCCTCAGATGCTGCGGCTGGCATTCCGTCACAAGTTAATCGATGGTGATGCATTGCTGGTACTTCAGTACCGGACGGATCGGTTGGGGCGCGGACGTGGGCGCTATGCCACCACGGTGCAGGTTGTTGATCCTGATCGTCTCAGTAACCCGCAGCAGAATTTCGATATGCCGAATATTCGAGGCGGCGTAGAGATTGATGCTGACGGCGCGCCGGTGGCCTACCACATTCGTGAAGCACATATCGGTGACTGGTGGAGCGGTGCCAAAACCATGACTTGGCAGCGCATCCCGCGTGAGACTGAATGGGGACGCCCGCACGTAGTTCATGATTTTGATCATGAGCGTGGTGCGCAGCATCGTGGTAACGGCATCCTGACGCCCGTTATCCAGCGTCTGAAAATGTTGGTTAAGTACGATCAGAGTGAGCTAGAGGCCGCCATTCTCAACGCCATTTTTGCAGCCTATATCGAATCGCCCTATGACCCGGCGATGGTGCAGTCGGCGATGGGTGAAACCTATGATGAATCTGATCTTGGTGTTTATCAGGATGGGCGTGTCGAATTTCATAATGACCGGCGTCTAACGCTACAAAATGGCGCCCGTATGCCCATTTTATACCCCGGTGAAAAGATCACTACGGTCAATGCGGCACGGCCATACAGCAACTTTGAGGTGTTTGAATCTGCCGTGCTACGTAACTTCTCCTCTGGTACCGGCTTATCGCCACAGCAGGTCACGCAGGATTGGTCTGATGTTAACTACAGTTCCGCGCGATCTTCGCTGCTGGAGGCTTGGAAGACACTGACCCGGCGGCGCGATGACTTTGCCATGGGAACCGCACAACCCGTGGTGACCGCTTTTGCTGAAGAGGTACATGACAATGAGGATTTACCTCTGCCTGCCGGCGCACCGGATTTTGTCGAAGCCAGAGCTGCTTATTCCCGTGCTCGCTGGATGGGACCAGGCCGCGGCTGGGTAGATCCGGTTGCGGAGAAGAAAGGCGCCATTCTGGGTCTAGATGCCGGACTTTCCACCCTCGAAATTGAGGTGGGTGAGAACGTAGGTGAGGACTGGGAAGAGGTGCTCGATCAGCGCCAGCGTGAAATTGATGCCTGCAAGAAACGCGGCCTGCCGTTACCAAGTTGGGCGCAGGCTGATGTATTTGCGCCTGAAACGATTAAAGATCCGGAGGAAAAGTGAATCTACCTCATCTGGCCCAGCGGTTGTTTAACACGCCGTTGGCCCTTCACCCGAATAAAGCCGATATCATTATGGCGGCCGTTATGGATCGCTTCGGAATCACTCGGATCGAAACCTCGCTGGCGATGGAGGATAACGATGGGTACGGCTACGACGACACCAGAGGGCGGGAAACTCGGAGCGACCTAGGTTATGACAATGTAGCCGGTATTGCGGTGATTTCCATCTGCGGAACTCTGGTCCAAAAGCTCGGTAGCCTGCGGCCATACAGTGGCATGACGGGTTACGATGGTATTCGCCAGGCGTTTTTGTCCGCACTTTCCGACCCGGATGTGAAGGGTATCTGCCTGGATATCGACTCACCTGGGGGAGAGGTGGCAGGGTGTTTCGACCTGGTGGACGAAATCTACAATGCCCGCGGTAAAAAGCCGATTCATGCCATTCTGACAGAGAATGCCTATTCAGCAGCGTACGCGATTGCCAGTGCCGCTGACCGGATTTCGGTTCCCCGCACTGGCGGCGTGGGGTCGGTGGGCGTAATCACCATGCACCTTGACTGGACGCAGCGTATTAAAGATGACGGCCTGAAGGTCACTATCGTTACTTTCGGTAGCCGGAAAGCGGAGGGCTCTCCATATCGTGAGCTGTCAGAAGATGCGTTAGCGGCTATTCAGCATGATATCAACACCATGGGGGAACTGTTCGTTAATACCGTTGCTCGCAACCGCGGGCTCAGTGCAAAGATCATCAAAAACACGCAGGCCGCCTGTTTTATGGCGGTCGATGGTGTGGAGCTTGGACTGGCGGATGAGGTATGCCCTCCTGATGCTGCGTTCAGACATTTACTTCAAGTAACAGGAGATTGAGATGGCGAAGAAAACTTTTAATTTCGCTCACCTAATGGGGTTTGGAAAGTCAGCCTCGGAAGAAGATGAGGACAAAAAATCCAAAAAAGCGAAGGCTCGTAAGGCAGAAGAAGACGAGCGTGATGAAGACGCCGAGGACGACGAGCGTGATGAGGACGCCGAAGACGACGAACGCGACGATGATGCTGAAGATGACGGTGATGATCCGGATGCATCTGAAGACGATGATGCAGAAGACGACGGCGACGATCGCAAAGAAAGCAAAGCCGCGAAAAATGCCCGCGCTGCCGAGCGTAAACGCTGTTCCCGCATCTTTGGTAGTCAGCATGCAGCAGCGAATCCGTCACTAGCTGCGTCTCTGGCGTTCAACACAGGGATGAGCTCTGCAGCTGCAATTAATATTCTGGCCTCTACCGTGCCGGCATCACAACCAGCTATGTCGCGTAAGCGTTCGCTCGACCAGCGGATGCAGGAAAGTCACCAGGTCAGACTTAATCCGGATGGCGGACAGAAAGAGAGCGGTAAGTCTGCGCTGGTAAGTAAAATGACCAGTCTCTACAACTCCACCAGGGGGGAAAAATAATGGATCAGTTTGGTCAGAATGCATTTGCGCCCGGAATGAAGAGCGCATTGTTTGTACCGGATCAGCTCGTAGCCGGCACACTCCAACTGGTAACTGACACCGGGGTCATTACCGGAGGCGCGTTTAAGCGTGGCACTGTGCTGGGGATGGTGACCGCCAGTGGAAAATACACGCAATGTGTGAAAACAGCTGCAGATGGCAGCCAGACACCCGTGGCTATTCTAGTTGATAATGTTGATGCATCATCGTCTGATCAGAACGGTGGCCTGTATCTGATGGGTGAGTTTAACCAGCATCGAGTGATTTTTGATAACTCCTGGACTGTTGCCGATCTGAAAAAATCGCTCAGCCCGCTGGCTATCTTCCTGAAGGACAGTGACCAGGCACCTGTAACCATCTCCTGAGAAATACCCCCACAGGTGTGGGGCATTCCCTGATCTCCCTCATATCTCTCCTGACGAATGCTTTAACTGGCAGGGATTTGATCATCTAAATTTTTGCCAGCGCTTGGCTGGCACTATCAAGAGACTGAATATGCAAAATATTTATGATACCAGTGTGCTGGTGCAGGTCGTTCCTAACCTGAAAACCAGTCAGAACTGGTTACTCGATCGCTTCTTCCCGAATGTCGTGACTTACGAGACTGAAGAAGTGGCGATCGATGTTGATGTTGGCCTGCGTCGTATGGCGCCGTTCGTATCCCCACTGGTGGAGGGTAAACTGGTCGAATCCCGCAAATACCAGACCAACACCTTCAAACCGGCTTACATCAAAGATAAGCGCGCGCCGGACCTGCGTAAACCTATCCGCCGCCAGATTGGTGAGCGTATCGGTGGGGAATATACCGCCGCCGAGCGCGAAATGCTGAACCTTCAGTTTGAAATGACTGACCAGATTGACATGATAAACCGTCGCCTGGAGTGGATGGCTGCCAGTGCGCTGGTATCCGGCACCGTTACCGTAGCCGGGGAGGGATATGAAACTAAAGTGGTCAATTTCGGGCGTTCTCCTGATTTGACCATCACCCTGAGCGGATCGGATAAATGGCCGCTGACTGTGGCCGCGGGTACTACCAACACCCAGCCTTCGGACGACATTGAAATTTGGCAGACTACTTTCCTGAAAGAGTCCGGCTCTGTCGCTACGGATCTGGTGTTCACGAATAAGGCATGGCGTGCATTCCGACTGGATACCACCATCAAGGATAACGCCATCACGTTCCCGGCACTGAGCCCGTTTGGCAACCAGATCAACGCTGGCCCACAGGCGATGAAGGGCGCTATCTACAAAGGGCGTTGGGGCAACTTTGATCTCTGGTTATATAACGACTGGTTTATTGACCCGCTGGACAACGTCGAGAAACCCATGATCCCCGATGGCGCTGTCATTATGAGTGGTGCCGATCTGATGGGTACCCGCGCCTTTGGCGTTATCCTGGACCCGGCATTCAACTACGGTCCATTAGCCTATGCGCCAAAATCCTGGGTGAAAGAAGATCCGGCCCAGCGTCTCATTTTGATGCAATCATCACCACTGGTCATCCCGAGCCGGGTAAATGCATCCCTCTGCGCAACGGTGGTGTGATATGGCAAAAAAAATGAACAATCCGGTACCTGTCGCCGATGATTTGAATGCCGAAGGTGTTGTTCCGGAAATGGGCGCATCTGCTGAGAAGCTGAATGATTCAGTGGGCGAAGGAGAGCGTGATGATGTTGATGTCATCATGGATGATGAGCCGGAGTTCGTCGTACTGAAGGGCAACAGCATCCGTCACAATGGCGAGGTCTATCGGGAAAATAGCATTATTCCGGTCGCCGGCCAGGACGCAGAACGCCTGCTGCAGGCGGGAATTATTGCCGACGTTCGCGAACTGCGCCAGCGCGCGCTGGCTTCTCAGTCATCGGTCACTATCACTGCGGGGTAATGTCATGGGCGTGGACTGGGATTTACACCTCCTGAGCCCGCTGCATGGCATCTTTGGCGATGAGCAGGAGTACCGCCCCCGAAACGGTGCTCCCTTTCTGATTCACGGCATTTTCGACCGTGGTTACGCCCAGGTAACCGAGAGCCTGGACGGTGATTCAGTGATCAATACCACGAGCCCGGTGCTGGGGGTGCGAGATGCGGAGTTTATCGACTCCGGCAGGCAGCTTCCCGCGGTGTCCGATCGTGTGTTCGTCAGAGCCGTGGGCGGAAAACCGATAAATCAGCTGTTCGTTGTGACCAACGTTGAACCGGACAGCCATGGCGGATCAAAACTTGTACTTAACGTAGTGAAACAGCGATGAATGCTTCAGATATCCGAAAGATGGTAGTCGTAGCGCTTACTGGCACTACTGATGCGGAGGATCGTGTCTTTTCCCCGCGTGACTGGCCAACATCATCGGTGACTTATCCCGCTTTACTAATTCAGACTCCTTTCGACCATAAAAAGGCGATGGGGCGGAGCACTCCGTCGTTTACCACTGTAACAACCGTCCGTATTACTGGCCGGGTTCAGGAGTATGACGGTGAAACGGATGATGATGGAGCTATGCGCGCAGAGGTCGCTCTGGAGGATCTGCGTGAACAAGTAGAACGAGCTGTTATCAACAGTTATGAGCTGACCAGGAAAATACAAAAGTACGCCGAAGTTCGCTCAACGATCAATGTTGATGCCGATGGCGAGGCCCATATGGGGCAGCTGCTGTATGAAATTGATATCGAACATTACCAGGGGCCGGAAGATTTCTACCCGGTTGAAGCGGTTCCTCTGGATGGGGTAGATATCACGATCGTAATGCCGGATGGTTCCCCTAGGCCTGGGATTAGTATCAACCTTCAGGAGTAAATCATGTTTGTAAAACCGAATAATGGGCTCAGCGTTCGCTGTCCCATTAAGGGATCCCTTTTGCCGAAAGAGGGCGCAGAGGTCCCGGATAATACCTTCTGGCGCCGTCGATTAAGTGATGGTGATGTGGTCGTCGTGAAGTCGAAAGCGACTGCAAAAACGGATGCGGATAAAAAACAGGGAGGTGCTGAATGACTGTTCCATTCGCTCGCGTGCCTGATAGTCTGCGCGTGCCGCTTTTCTATGTCGAGTTTGATAACTCGATGGCGAATAACGCTACGGCCACGCAGCGCACCTTGCTGATCGGTGGGATGCTCTCGACTGGTACGGCAACTGCCGGTATTCCAGAGCGTGTATCTTCTGCTGACACTGTCGGCGACCTGGCTGGCAAGGGATGTATCCTGCAGAGCATGATGACGGCGTATCAGAAAAATGATACCGCCGCCGAAGTCTGGATCCTTCCACTGGAGGAGGACCCGGAGTCCATGGTTGCCGCAACAGGCACCATTAAAGTGACCAGTGCGCCGACGGCAACGGGGGTCATTTCGCTATACATCGCCGGCGAGCGCATTCAACTGACTGTGGTGGCGACAGATACGGTGGCTGCGATCGCCACCGCTCTGACTGCGGCGATTAACGCAAAAACCACGCTGCCGGTCACTGCAAGCGCAGCCTCTGACACCATCACCCTGACGGCAAAAAACTTTGGCTTTATCGGAAACGATATTGATATCCGTCTGAACTATCTCGGGTTGCCTGGTGGGGAGTCCACGCCTCTGGGTATGGAACTGACCATTACGGCTATGAAGGGGGGCGCTAGTGCGCCGGATATCACCGGTGCACTGGCCAACCTGCAGGATCGGACGTTTGACTTCATCGTGAATCCTTATGACGACACCACGTCACTGGATGCGATAAAGGCGTTCCTCTCAGACGTCGGTGGTCGCTGGGCATGGGATAAGCAGTTGTATGGTCACTCCTTTGGTACGACCACTGGAACGTATGCACAGCTTGGAACGAAAGGCGAAGTGCGAAATAACCAGCATGAAACGCTGATGGGGGTCAATAAGTCGCCGTCGCCTCCCTGGGTATGGTCTGCCGGGTACACCGGCGCTGCGGCGGTCAGCTTGCGTAATGATCCGGGGCGCCCTGTGCAGTCACTGGCTATCCAGGGCGTTCTGGCTCCGGCACTACAGGATCGCTTTGAGATAACCGAGCGCAATAACCTGCTGTACAGCGGTATTTCGACGTTCACGGTTGATGATGATGGCACGGTGCGCATTGAAAACCTGATCACGACCTACCAGAAGAACAGCTATGGCGATGCGGATGACAGCTACCTTGAGGTCGAAACGCTCTTCAGCCTGATGTTTGTTACCCGCTACCTGCGCACGGCGGTAACCAGCAAGTTTGGTCGCATGAAGCTGGCGGCTGATGGCACCCGTTTTGCACCCGGCGCCGCGATCGTCACGCCGAATATCATCAAGGCGGACCAGATCGCTGAATATGGCAACCTGGTGTGGAACGGGTATGCACAGGATAAGGCGGCATTTGCCAAAAATATCATTGTTGAGCAAAACGCCAAAAACCCGAACCGCGTTGATGTCCTATGGCCGGGAACCCTCATAAACCAGCTGCGCATTTTTGCGCTGCTCAACCAGTTCCGCACACGGGCTGAATCAACAGGAGCATAAGCGATGGCAGGTAATACGACTAACCGTCTAGCCGGAACCGCGTACGTAACGGTGAACGGCGTGACGGTGATGGTGGAGGGCTCGTTTAAGTATCAGCCATCCAAAGTGAACCGCACCACGCTGACGGGAATGGATGGTGTGCATGGGTACAAAGAAAAGCCTGTGGCGCCATACATTTCCGCACGGCTGCGCGATAGCGGTGGGACTAACGTTCAGGGCTTTAACGAGCAAACCAACGTCAACATCGTTGCTGAGCTGGCAAATGGTAAAACGATCATCGGGGAAGGGCTCTGGACGGTAAACGTTCAGGAGGTGGAGAGCGAAGATGCGGTGTTTGATGTTCGCTGGGAAGGCCGGGAAGTAACGGAGAACTAAGATGGCAGAAATTGAACGAGTCAAAACTATTACGCTGACGGTGACGCTTGAAGATGTGGCGCAGAAAACCCGCTATGAGCAACTGGAGCTGAAAGCCCCGACGCTCAGTCAGGCGGAGCAGTTTTACGAAAAACAGGCGGCATCCACCTCATTGGCGGCCATGCGTCTGCTTATCGCGCTGGTGTCCGGTACGCGTGAAAGCGTGTTGGCGCCAATGGACTTCATCGATTTTCGCAAGTGTGAGGAGTACCTGCTCAGTTTTTTGACCTGGAAGCCCTGACAGCCTGGCAGGAGGATGCCGCTGACGTCACGTTTTACTTTTGCTGGACAGAGGATCGGGCGTGGGGGATGACTCACGCCCGATTGAAATGGTGGATAGCCCAGGCATCCCGTATCAACAAACTCAGGAAACCTGAAGACGATGAGTAATGTCTTTGATTTTGAGGTGGTAGCTAATGATCAGGTCAGTGATGTCATTGACCGCATTGACGAGGCCATCCGTGCGCTTGAGCCTAAGCTCGATAAAACGAGAGAAGGGCTTCAGTTAGGTGGGCAGGAGACAGTTGATGGGCTGAATGGCTTTATCTCGCGTTTTGAAAATCTGTCTAAAGCGGCCAGAGATAATGTGCAGCTTATTGGGGATATGGTTCCTCCCTTGAAAATGGTGGGGGAGATATCTGGCAAGCTTGGTTCATTGGGCATTGTTGGCGCTGCCGGGTATGGGCTTAAACAGGTTGCTTACGGCTTTCGTGAGGCGTCCAGAGAGGCATATAACCTGGACGTTTCCGCGAAAAATGCGGGTATGCGTGTTAAAGATTTTTCTCGTCTTGCTGGGGCGATGCAAATAAATGGTTCTGACGGCGAGAGTGCTAGAGCATCTATTGAAGGATTTTCGAAAGCATTGAAGGATGCGAGTAGTGGAAACAATCAGGGATTGATGTCAGCCTTTGCAACTATTGGTGCGCAGATCCAGAAAAATAAGGATGGTTCTGTTGATACGTTGAAAACATTGCAGGAAATAGCTCGTATTTTTCCAACGTTACGCCCTGAGCAGCAGAAGTCATTTTCTGATGCGGTGGGGTTTACTCCTGAAATGCTTGCTTTGATGCGAGAGGGGGGGCGGCTGACTGAGTTGCTGACAAAATCCGATAAATTTGGTTTGACAATAGATCCTGAGCTTAACAAAGAGCTCGGTGACATCAATGGCACGATGAACGAACTCAGCGCATCATGGGATGGTTTGTGGCAGCGCTCAAAAAATAAGGCGCTGAAAGCTTTGCTCTCTGATGGGTCTGTGAAAGATGGGTTGGAGGGAGTTACCGATCTTTTCACTAACGGTGATCTAACCGGATTGTCGCATGCGGCTGGTTTTGTTAGCACTGAAAATGCAAATAAAATACGCAAAATACAAGGAGATAAATGGTTTTATAATAGCCTTCCTTGGAACGATAGGGTGATGGTTAATGCGGGGCTTATGACTGACGGAGTCAGAAAACAATATGATTCGCACTATCGAGCAATGGACCTTTCTAAGCAGTTGCAAGGGGATATAGCGACTATCAGTCGCCCACAACTCGGAGTTACGCGTGGAAATGTTCCCTATGGAGAGGTAAGAAATAATGCTATTGGCTTCAGGAATCATAATCCTGGCAATCTCAGGGATGCGTCCAACACAACGGGTAAGAATGGCGGATTTTCTACCTTTGCTAATGATGCCGACGGGATGGCGGCGATGGCGAGGCAACTGATGCTGTACGGAGATAGGGGTAATAACACTTTGGACGGTATTATCCACACCTATGCACCAAGGTCAGAGAATAACACGCGCGCGTATATTGACTCTGTCTCCAAAAGCACCGGACTTGGGGAGCGGCAGCGTATTGATCTCCATGACCCAGAAGTGTTAAAAACACTCATGGCGGCCATGATTAAGCATGAAAGTGGCACCCAGCCGTATACTGAAGATGATCTAAGTAACTCCATCCGGACTGCAATTATAGATGATCGATGGAAGGGGTTACGTAACCCAGAGGCCCTTGCTCAGCAGCGGTACGACGTCATGTCTGGCGGTTCCAGCTCTGGTGATCGTACTCCTTCCATTCTGGATGCGCCACAAGGTAAGCCTGATGAACAGGTTATCGCTGATAATCTGTCACGTTCGCTGAAAGAGGTGATGTCAGATCAGACGCTTAAGCTTGAAATCACTTTGGTTAATGATAGGGGGGAGCGTAACACCTACAACGTTACAAATAATGGTAGGATCACCACGCCGATGAAGTACTAACCAGTCAATGTTACATGTATTGGAGTGATATATTGCTTTTTAAGGCTCATATCGTATATAACAGTATGAGTCTATATTGTATACGGATGATGACATGATTAGATCTTTAAGTATTGTGGCAATCTCAATTTTAACGCTTGCGAGTGTTAATTTTTCTTTTGCTGAGCAGATGACACCAATCCAGCACATAACGGCCCCTGGCGGAAAAGTTACTTATTATATTGTCTCAAGCAATAATAGAACCCATGATGATCCGCCCATTACCGCTATAGTTTTGCGAGAAAAAGGGGAAAATAAAATAATTTTGCGCGAGTCATTATCTCCAGATCCTGAGAAAAATCTTTCTGGATTTTACAATATGTATCTTTCACCAGATGCAAAAGAATTATTTTTTAACTCTGAGGCTTGGGCAACATCTGGCGCAATACATTCCATTAATGTTTCAACAGGAAAAACAAAGTATATAAGTCCTGGCGAATTGGCATGTGTTATATTATCTGGCGAGTATCAGGGGGATTTGATTGTCGCCAAACATAAGTATTTTGTGCAAGGTGGAAGCTATGAAAATCTTTACCTTGTTGATTTAAGTGGAAAAGAAATTGGTATTGTTGCTCAGGGAACTGATAAGAGCTCTGTATGTCCGACCCTTGGACAGGGGTAGTTTCTCATCATTAGTATAGGTAGTTGTGTAGGGATAGTTGTTATCTTTATATGAGGGGGATTTGTGGAAGGTAAAGTATTTGGAGTGAAAACAATTTTGGCGCCAAAAATATTATTTATTATGTTTTTTGTTGCCGCGCTGGCTCTTGTTTTCTCTCTGGTTTCAATGAATTTCATAGCGATTGCGGTGATTGTTTTTAGCTTGCTTTTGCTGCGTGTTTTGTATGAATTTTTAATGTCTTCGTTCAAGTCTACTGAGTATCTATACAGAATCGCTGAGTCTATGGATAAAAAAGATCCCCATGGTTAGATGGATCTAGAGAGAACATAGCTCGCCCTCGCATTCGTCATAGTCACTTACTATGAGGGAAACGAAGGTTGACTCTATAATTATTTTTGAAATGAAAACCGCCTCCTGGCGGTTTTTTTGCTATATGGAGATGTTATGCCAATTATTATGGATGCCATTACCTCCTTGATGGGGGGCGGTGCCAGTGATAACTGGCAGAGCCAGCTGCGTGCCAGTTCGTTTCGTGGGGTTCCGTTTGCCATAGTGATGGAGGAGGGTAGTCATGGGCGTCGTCAGGCCGTGCATGAGTATCCTTATCGTAATTCCGCCTGGATTGAGGACCTTGGACGCGGAGTCCGCCGTTTTGTTCTTCGTGGATTTATTATCCAGAACAGTCAGATCTATGGCGGAGGGGATGTTATCACCCAGCGCCAGTCATTGATTGCTGCCTGTGAAACAAAGGGAAGCGGTACGTTGGTTCATCCGACGCTCGGTGAATTAACCGTTTCCATTCCAGAGAATGGTTTACGTATTTCTGGCTCACAAGAAAACGGCAGAGTATTTGAGTTTACCCTAATAGCTATTGAGTCAGGGCTTAAAGTATTCGCTATCACGGACAGTACCACGGCAGGTGATACAGTAAATACTAACTATCTGAAGTTGGTTAGCACGACGATTACCAGTACGCTCGCCAGAATAAAGGGTGAAATCCGCGGTGTTACGCAGGCGATTAATACGATCAAAGGTACCGTCGCGTTCTGGACTAGCATGGTGGACAGCACCATCAGTGAAGTTACAAATCTCAGCAACGTACTGAATTCCACCTTTGGTAATACCCGATATGGCCGCTACAACAAGGGCGCGGTCGGCGGCAGTGCTTCTGCTGTTTCCGGTAATGCGTCAACCAGGGATGTAGGGGACGATCATGCTCTCTCGAATAGGGTGACAGCGCAATCAGTAATGGACCGGAAAAACATCACCGATACAGTGGAACGCCTCAACAACTCCTCGACTCCGGATGACTTTGTGCAGGGGATCTCCGATGTCGTGAATGCCATCATTGCCAGTGCCGGCAGTATAAATGACAGGATTTCAGCGCTGGAGAAACTGGCCAATGCCATTAGTACGGAATACCAGCAATCCGACAGCAGCAAGGCGATATCATCCACTATAAACACACTGATCGTTGTGTTGTGTTCGGGGGCCATGACCCGCGCGGCTGCCGATGCCAGCCCGACCAGCCGCGATGAGGCTGAAGCAATAACTCAGCGGGTCTCCGTTCAGCTTGATACGGCGCTGATACTGGTTGGAGACCGTGCTGAAGATGGTATGTATGGGGGGCTGCTTGCTGTCAGATCTTCCTTCCTGGAAACGATGAGTGACCGCGCATCTGGACTGAGCGAGCTGATTCAGGTCACGATGGCTCAGCCTCTTCCTGCGCTGACGCTGGCTAACCGACTGTATCAGGATGCCACCCGTGCGGATGAACTTGTGCAGGAGGCCCGCGTTCCGCATCCGGCATTTATGCCAACAACTATGAAGGTATTGAGGCAATGAGTGCAGATAGCGATCAGGATGCCGTATCGCTGACGATCGGCGGGAAAATCATTGAGGGCTGGGATTCTGTAAGGGTAACACGCGGTATCGAACGGTTTCCCTCCGATTTCGATCTCGGTCTAATGGATTACTTCCCCGGTAACGATAAGCGTCAGCTTGTTGAAGAGGGGATGCCATGTTCAGTTCGTATCGGGGATGATCTGACGCTGACGGGATATGTGGATGACTGGGAGTCGTCAATATCGCGATCCCGTCACGAGGTGCGCGCAACGGGAAGAAGCAAATGTCAGGATCTGGTTGATTGCTCTGCAGAGTGGCCCAATAACGTAATAAATGGTGGTAATGCGCTGGAAATAGCTATGCGATTAGCATCGTATTATGGAATCAGCGTTTCGACGGATGTGAGTGACTTGATAAAAGTTCCTCAGTTTACCCTTAACTGGGGGGAGTCTCCGCAGGAGGTGATTGAGCGCGTATCCCGTTGGTCGGCACTACTTTATTACGATCAGCCTGATGGAAACCTACTGTTGACCCGTGTCGGTACGCATCGTGCCGCCAGCGGTATTTCCGAGGGTGTGAACGTTGAGCAGGCATACTACCGCAAATCGATGGCCGACAGGTTCTCTGACTACATTGGCGTTTCGATGGGCATTTCTCCGATAGCCGGATATTCGCCAGATATGGCGTATGACTCTGTAACCCTAGCGACAGCAAGGGATCCTGAAGCTGCCCGCATGCGATATAGGAAGCATATTTCAATTATTGAAAGCACGATGATGGCCTCACAACAGGCGCAGCGCGCTATCGACTGGGAAATGAATCGACGGTATGGCAGATCAAAGTCGCTAACCGTAACAATCGATTCCTGGAGGGATGAGGACGGTAAGCTGTGGGAGCCTAATACTCTGATCCCTGTGAATATGCCGACATTCCGCCTACTGGATACCGAACTGCTTCTGTCTGATGTCACTTACATACGCGATGATAACGGGACGCATGCGCGCATGACACTGATGCCGCCGGAAGCTTTGGCCGTTCAGCCATACTCTTTCTACCAGCAGCTTGCGGGGTTTTATTCATGAATCAGTTATTCAAACGTGCGACCACCAAGCTATCGAGCATGCTTGGTATTGGTCGGGTAACTGTGCAGACGGATGGTGGGGTTGTGCAGACACTTCAGTATCAGACACCTCTTGAGGTTGCCAGTGCGCCGCGGCTCGCAGAGTTCGGTTTTTCCTCCGGGTTGCCGAAAGGTACCGATGTGGTTCTGGCCTGTATTGGCGGTGACCGCTCAAGTCCGGTAGTCATTGCCACCAATCACCAGGGATTCCGGCGTACCGGGCTGAAAGATGGCGAAACCGTTATCTACAGCCAGTGGGGGCAGGAGGTGCTGTTGACCAAAGATGGGGTATTTGTCGACGCAAAGGGCAAGGATGTAGAAGTCAACAACGCCACAAACGTGATCATTAATGCCAGCGAGGGGATTCTGGCAAACACCCCACTTCTAAGATGCACCGGCGATATCATGGACAATTGCGAAACCAACAGCAGAACGCTGAAAGACCTGCGTGAGGCACACAATGGCCACTATCACTTGGTTAAAAATGCCCAGAGAGGCAATGACGATATCCGCAGTGAAAAAACCGATGAGGTGGTGGCATGAGTGACATTGCCTCTTTCTGGAATGTGGATGAGATGGTTGCCGACTGGAAGGCAGGTCCTGGAGCGCTTACCACAGGGTACGATTTACAGACTGCGATATTGGATAGCTTGTTTACAGACCGGATGGCGCGAGCGGATGATGATTATGAAGACAACGATCGCCGTGGCTGGTGGGGAGATTCAGGCGATGAATCGCAGCTCGGATCCCGGCTGTGGTTACTCCGAAGGCAGAAACTGACGACTGACGTGGCGAAAAGAGCGGAGGAATATGCGCGCGAGGCCCTTGCCTGGCTTAAGGATGATGGCGTGGTCAGCGATGTTATCCCTACTGCGCAGATCGTCATGCCGAACCGCCTGAACCTCACTATCCGGTATCTGGCACCGGGCAAAGACTGGCAAGAATTCAGGTTTTACTGGATATGGGAGCAACGATAATATGCCGTTTAAACGACCGACACTCAGCGAACTGCGTGACGGAAACCGGAAGTTTATGCAGGCGGAATTGGAGGATGTTGGCGCGCTACTGCGCTTCGCTAACTTGAAAGTGCTCGCCGACATGGATGCCGGGATGGGGCATCTGCACTATGCCTACTTAGACTATATTGCCCTGCAGACTACCCCGTTCACTTCTACCGATGAGTTTCTGGCGGGGTGGATGGCTATGAAGCAGGTTTTCCGTAAACCAGCCATGGCCGCGAAGTCACCATCGGCACAGGCCACCGGTGCCGCTGGCAGCATTATTCCGGCTGGCACGATCCTGAACCGTGGCGACGGTTACCAGTACCGCACAGACTCAGAGCTAAAAACCCAGGCAGATGGATTTGGTGTTGTACCAGTGACTGCCATACTGCCTGACATTACCAACGATGTAACAGGCGGAGGGGCGCGCGGCAACGCTGATGCAGGGACCATGCTGACCCTAGACGCCAATATTGCCGGTGTGGATCCGCAGGTAACGTTATTGTCTGCTGCAACTGGTGGGGCGGATATTGAAGGCGAAGACGAATTCCGTCGCCGTGGCCTACTGGCGTGGCAGAATCCGCCACAGGGCGGCAGCGATACCGATTATAAAAAATGGGCGCTTGAGGTGCCTAACGTGACCCGTGCGTGGGTAAAACGGCGCCTGAATGGGGGCGGGACCGTTGGGGTGTATATTATGTGTGATCGGAATGCCAGCGGCGGGTTTCCAGTTGGCTCAGATGGGATATCACAATTGGAGGACTGGGGGGCTGTCAGGGCCACCGGGGACCAGTTGGCTGTCGCTGATCACATATATCCGAGGCAGACTGACACGGCCATCGTTTTTGTGTGCTCCCCGATCCCGAAAATTATCAACGTCGAAATTGCAGGGATCAAGAATGCTGATAGCACCACTGTACAGGGCATCAGGGATGCGCTAACCGCGTTGTTTTTTGAAGAGGCTAATCCTGATGGCTCCGGGAAAGTCTATCTCTCGGATATTAACAGGAGCATTGGGGATGTTAACGGCACGACGGGTTATATCTTGAATTCTCCGACTGCCAATATTACGTTTGCAGTTGGCGAAATCCCGCAGTTGGGTGAGGTGCGCTTTGTATGAGCCTCTTTTCGAAAGATGATTACGCCGGCGCGCTGGGGGCGCTACTGCCCTCTGGGAAGGCGTGGCCTAGGGCATCAAAAACAGTTCAGGCGGCGGTTTTGCGTGCGCTGGGAAGGGCATTCCAGCGTTCGGATGATGATGCGGTAAATCTCATCTCCGGGGCATTTCCACCCACTGCGACCAGTATGCTACCTGAGTGGGAGGCCACACTTGGTCTTCCGGACGACTGTACTATTGGTGAAGTCGATAGTGTTAGCGATCGCCAGCGCATGGTGGTGGCAAAGCTAATCAGCACAGGCGGCCTGAATCGCGATTACTACATCCATATTGCCGCAACTCTGGGGTATGTCATCACCATCACACAGTTTCGCCCCTCGATGTGCGGTATGTCGGTGTGTGGTGATGCCCTGAACGGTGATGAGTGGCCTTTTGTCTGGCGGATCAATGCGCCGGAAACCACCATTAAGTATGCGCTGTCTGGAGCCTCATATTGTGGTGATCCCCTAGCCTCATGGGGAAATAAGCAATTAGAGTGTACGCTCACTAAAATTGCCCCTTCTCATCTGTATCTTATTTTCAGTTACGCATAACTTATTGTAATACTGAATATTTTGTATTTTATCGCTTAATGTAGTGAGGATGACTTATGCTCAGAATCGGACAAATTGAGTCTACAGCAACACCAGGTGGACAGTATACAGATGGTAACGTCGCTGGCGGCATCGCTGCAACACGATTGCGAGCAGCCGCTTTTAATGCCATACAAGAAGAGTTGGCTAACATCGTAGAGTCAACTGGTATAACCCTCTCTCCTGATGATTCGACCCAGGTGCTTACGGCATTAAGAAAAATATTCCTGAGCCGTAAAAATCCATTTGGAGATATTAATTCAGATGGGGATGATGCTATAGCTACTGCTATCGCAAACCTTAATTTGAATAAAACTGTTGATCTCGCCAGAAACGCGTGGTCTAAGAAGTTTGTCAAAATTTTGTCTAGTGGTGATTTTTCCAGTTGCTCTGCCTCTGGAATATATCAGGTATCCATCACAGACCCTGCGTCTGTATCTGATTTCCCTAATTTTGCTGGTGCTCCGCTTTATAACTATGGAGTGATGTATGTTGCTTCTGATGGTGGTGTAATATCACAAACATATATCTCACATATTGGACAGGTAGCTGTTAGAACAAAGTGGAGTGACCAACCACAGTTTAAACCTTGGGCTGTCCAGTACAGCGCTGTTTGTGAGCCTGTAACATTTAAATATGGATCTCCGCTTATTGGCTCTCTTATCCCATGGAGCCGTTCTCAAATGCCACATGAGATCTGGCCAGACTGTGGCATGGAGTTTATTCCGTGGATGGCACAATCTTTTGATCCATTAAAATACCCTCTATTGCATGATCTTTTTCCCAGTAACACACTTCCTGTTGATATGCGTGGATATACAGACCGCGGATGGGACAACAGTCGAGGCATCGACCCTGGAAGGGGATTACTGTCTGTTCAAGAGGACGCGCTGCAAAATGTAACTGGAACCTTTAAGTGTAATTCATGGCGCGATGGTCCTGTGAGTGCTACGGGTGCTCTTTATAATGGAGGGAGCGAGTCCGGTGGATCACCAAATAATGCAGCAAACAATGCGCAGGTTTTAGGGTTTGATATGTCTCGGGCTCCCGGTGTACGCACATCGACAGAAACACGAATGAAGAACGTTGCTTGGAACATGATTGTGAGGGCGAAATAATGTTTGATACAAATGGCAACGCAAAAGAAACCATTGTTGTTACTGTTTATGGATATTCAATTGAAACGATGGAATTTACCGGCAGATACGATGTTAGGGTTTTGGAAGGAACCGGAATACCTGGATACTCTACACTGTTAACACCTCCAGAAGTCACGCATGGCAAATCTATTATTTTTAATGGCATTCATTGGGAATATATAGATGATCACAGGGGGGATACTGTGTATTCAACATCAACTGGCGAGTCATCGCAAGTCACGTATCTTGGTGACATCAAGCCAGGATATACCCTGATAAAGCCAAGCACACCATACGATGCGTGGGATGGTACAGCATGGGTTACCGATCTCAATGCTCAGCATGCTGCTAATGTGGAACTTGCTGAACAGAAAAAGAGCCTCCTACTGAGTGAAGCTCAAGAGAAAATTGGCTTGTGGCAGACGGAGCTGCAGCTCGGCATGATTACCGATAGCGATAAAGCTGCTCTGATTACCTGGATGACTTACATCAAGGCGGTTCAGGCAGTTGATACCTCGGCGGCTCCTGATATCGCATGGCCGCCAACGCCGGCTGAGTGATTGGGTGGGCATGTGTTGAATGACTCATGGCGGAACTACTTACCCTACACCTGATTTATTCAACAAACTCTAGCCAAAGTAGAAGGTCAATGGCATAGTGGCAAAATTATAGCCATAGATAACGAAGGACGAAAAATGGGTTTGCATGTACACTCTTTGAACAATATACCTAGGAGTGAAAACCGTGATTACCTTATTTATCTCTTAGAGTACGGATGGTATGAGCCGCTAGCCGAAGCCCTAAATAATAACTTCTCTCAGATGGCTGGCCGTGCAGCTAAAAATCGAGCAGTAGTGATCAAGGGTACTGAACTCGCCCATTTTGAGAACGAAGTATTCTCCTGGCATCAAATAAACAATGAGCGTGGCGAAGATATTTTGCCAGCTGTACTTATTACAAATGCACATCCATCCTACTTCATGGAAAAAGACTATGGGTACAGTCGGAGTCGTGGCCTGTATCGAGAGTCAATAGATGGAGGGTTAAAGCTCATCCTTATCCCGCTAAAGAAATTTTGTTCAAGCACGACTGAAGTGATTTCACTAATCGAAAAGTTGTTTGCTGATATTGAAGCAGGGAAGGATCTCTCAGAGTTCAAGATTGCAAAAGAAACACAGAAAGGAATCGGTTCTGCAATTGTCGACTCACTAATTCTTGAGCCCAATATTTCTGGAATAGGCTTTAACTTCAAAAAGCTTTGTAGCTTTCTCAGTAAAGCAAAATGA